GAACTGAAACATAACTTGATGTATTGACCTAGGGCCCCCCTCTGTGGTATCATGGAAGGCATGGGGGAAATTCACGCGCGACTTGGTATAGATACCCGCTCAAAAAATTGTACCGCAAAATTACAACTCACTTCACCCTGAGTGGGACTACACAGTCAAAACCATGTAGTCCCGCAGGGCATCACCCCTTCAGACCCCAGATGTCATACATCGCAGCAGACGTGCTGGCGACACCCCGGATGGGCACATCATACACGAGACCGGCCTGAACACCCTTGATGACAAGGAGGGAGCCGTCAAGCATGTACACGCCGATTTCTGGAGGGGTAGCGGACCCGACTGTTCCGACGACAAAACCGCGGAATGAGCCAATAGTGGAAGAGAAACGTACATCCACGTTAGCTGCAACACCCGGAGTGGGGTCATAAGCCGCGATGGGGACAGCGCCGGTGTACTTCGGAGCGGTGGGATAACTCATCACGAGCCTCCTGAGTTGGCCCGGCGATCAACACCACCGGGGGTTACAGCGTCAAGACGCTCTCGGGCCACACCTGCGCGCTTCTCCCAGCTACGCATCGCGCCGAGACCAAGCATACCCATCAGGACGGGCATCATGGCAGCGAGATCGAGTTCAGGAACGAGGGTGAGATCGACGGGAAGCCCGGAGGCGACCACGAAGAACGAGAGCATGGGGTAGAGCAGGAAGGCCCAAGTGAACGCAAGACCGCATACCCACCCGATGAAGGGACGCCAACCGGCGATGAATATGCTGGCGTGCTGCGCTTCTTGGGCGTTCACTGCGATCTGAGCGAGTTCACCGGACTTTTCGAGTTCCAGCACCTTCAGCTTTGCAGCCATGCGCTCGTCGTCGGAAGTGAACAGCTTGTCGATGAGGCCGAACAGGCCCGATGCTATCGGACCCGCAGCCAGTAGTGCGGCAGGAAGGGCCATACTGACCTCCTTAGAAGGGCCACAGCCACTCCCAACCACGCTCGATGGCAGTGGACTTGGGCTTGCTGGGAGTTTCAGGGCCGACCTCGGGAGCCGGGGCCGGGGAAGGTGCCGGGACAGGCTCAGCGGGCCGGTTTTCCGGGCGCTGGACGGGCCTGACGGGCGTCGGGGTATTCTCGGTAGGCTCGGGCGAGACGCCCTCCTGCGAGGCCCGGAGAGCCGCTGCGAACGCGCGGGCGTATCGGGCCAGCCGGTCGTCAATCCGCTCGTTTCCGCCCCACTTCTTGTGGCTGTCACCGTTCACGATCACTCGGGCCTGCTTGAACTGAGCCGGGAAGTCGTATTCCTTCAGCTTCTTGCCGGTGAACACCCCATCTCTCATTCCGAGGAACATGATGTCAAGTGCGTGGTCCCACTCAAGGGCCAGATCGGGGTTCTCATCCAGCGGAACACCGAGGATGCGAGCGAACTTCTGGTAGTTGTCATACCATGTGATCTGCACGAGGCCACGACCGTAGTACGACTGACCGTAAGGGCCTGCCGGAAGGGCGTAGTTCGTGCTGATGATGCCCTTGGCATGGATCGAGGCCACAGCGCGCTTCGCAGAAGCGTCGGTGTAGTCTGGGCCAAAGCGATGTGCACCCTCGCGGATCGGTGTCATCCACCCTCCGGTCTCGTGCTTGGCCGTGGAGAGGATGTAGGCGAGGTCATTCGGGTCGTAACCCCATTCCTCGCCGTACTCCACGATCCGCTTCATGCCGTCCACTTGATGCTGGTTGAGACGGCCCCCGAACAAGGGCCGCACAGCGTTGTAGAACTCGGCGTTTGCGGGCATGGATCAGTCCCCCTGCTTCGGAGCGATCCCGGCCTTGATGCGGATGTCCGCAGCCGCCGCCTCGAACTGCGCGGCTTTCGCCTCGGCCTGCCGAGCCAGCTTCTCCTGCACACGGGCGCGAGCCGAGATGGCGTTCACCTTCGCCGCCGCCCGGGCTTCCGCGTCGGCCACGTACTTCGCCTTGGCGTGCGCCTCGATCAGCTTGAGGGCCGTCAGGAGCCGCTTCAGCTTCTCATTGTCACCGTTCACGCGCTTCGCAGCCTCGATCCCGCCCTTCTTGAGCGAGGTCAGCATCCCCTGCTGGTCCTGCGGCCACGGGATGGTCAGCGTGTTCGTGCCGACCTTGACCTCCGGGGTCTTGTTCTCGACCGGGGCCTTCTCGACGGCCTTGCCGTCCTCTTTCTTCACTTCAGACATAGCAGTCTCCTTCAAAGTCTGCGTCGAACCTTCCCGAGTGCTCCTGCACGCCGGTTAAGTCCGAGTTTCGCCATTGTTGCCGCAGGGAGGGGGCGACCATCTCCAAGCGGGTTTTTCATGCGCTCAGCCCACGCTCGCTTGCGTGTCTGGTTCACGACCTTCATGCTGTCCTGAGCCAGCGCCTCGACCCAATGCCGCACCGATCCCGCAAGGGCGTCGATCCGGTCATCATGCCGAAGGCTGTCCCTGTCACGGGTGATCCGCGACAGTTGGTAGAACAGGCTGTAGGAGGCGCGCTTCTCTAGTGGATAACTCTTGCAGGCGTCCCAATCCTTCTCGATCAGGCCCTCGTCCACCACCAGTCTGCCCGAGCCAATCACAGGCTCAAGCACGTCGATGATGCGGAGTTCTTTCTGTCCACTCTCCCACACGTCCTCGATCTCAGCCCGGTGCACGCGCAGCAGGTTGGGTCGCCAGACATGCGCGAAAGCGCCGTTGCCGAAGTTGCGTTCCACGTCGATCTTGGTCGGCTTACACCGAGCGGCGATAGCCGTGAGGGCATCAAGACTGTCCTCTCCAAGCCCACCGGGCACTGCGCCGCTGTCCACGAGGAACACGCGACCTGCGAGGAACTTCGTGACCGCATACGCAGTCTCGTCCCCGTTCTGCCCGCCGCCAGCAGGGTCCACATACATATGGCACCCGTTGAAGCTGGCGTGTTCACGTCCGAACTCAGCAGCCCGGTAGTACGCATCGTTCACCGGCCAGTCAGCCGGGAGCGTCAGCAGTGTGCGGTCGCTGCGCTGCACGAAGATTTCGAGCGGTGCGCTGTGGTCGCTGATCTGCATGAACACCAGCTTCTCAGGCTTCAATGGGAACCTGTCCGCGTCCGATAGGCGAGTGTCCAGCATGTGCTGAAGCTGGAAGTACGCCGCGCCTTGGTCGATCTCCTTCTTCGTCAGGGTTTCCTCGGGGAGTAGAACCGGGTCCACGACCTGTCCACGGTCGCCCATCGGGCCACCGCCAGTTCGCAGCGAGGGGTCATCGTCCATGCGCCGCCGAATGAGCGGTGCGAGGAACTGACCATAGTTCGGTTCTTCCGCCACAGTCGGGTAGCGGCCCGGCCAGATGCGGATGGTGTAGCCACGGCTGAACAGCCCGTTGTAGATGCTGTCGATGCTCTGCGGCGTACCGAGGTAGATGATGTCGCCACGAGAACAGATCGACGTGAAGTCCTTAGTCAAGTGCCGTAGGCGCTCACGCTGGTGCTCAGTCTGGCTGTTCTTCGTGCTCTCGATGTCGTCTGCGATCAGGATGTCTGCTCGCTTACCCTGCATGTTAGACGTGATGCCCACGCAAGCAATGCTGGGCGACTTCTCAGGGCCTTTGAGTTCGTGGTGCACATCGTAGGCTTCCACGCTCTCCCGGTCGCCAGCAGACCTGTCAGGTCGAAGGCACTCCAACTCGTTCATGTTCTGGATGATCTGGATGACCCAATTCGCGATCTCGGTGGCCTGTGTTCCGCCAGCAGATACGATCAGGATACGGGCTGAAGGCTCATGGATAAGCCGCCACACCGCGTATGCAGCGGTGATGGTGGTCTTGGCCTGACCGCGCTGCGCTTGGATCATCCGCTCTTTCGGGCCGAACTCCAAGAACTCTGCGATGTCAAGCTGGATGTCTGTGCACTCGAAACCCATCAGGCCGGTCATCACGTCGAAGATGAAGGGCTTGAAGTTCGGGTATTCTGCTCTCAGCATGTCGAGTTCAGCCCAGCGTTCACCGGGCTTAAACTCTCTCTGGTCGCGCTTCGCCATTACGAAGCCTCCACATGCGGTACGAGGGACAGGTTCAGGCCCGCCGCCTTACGCGCAGCGCGGCGTTCCTCAAGACGACGCTGGGTCGAGTTGAGTTCCTCCACAGCTTCGCTGTCCATACCGATGTCGTTGTCCTTCAGGAACTTCGCGATAGCACTCAGCATTGCCGGGTTCGGCTCGCTGATCTTCAGCAGTTCCTCAAGGAGTTCACTCTCAACCTCGTCGCGAGGGAGTGCATCGAGTGCCTCCATTCCACGTTCGTACTTTTCAAGCACCCTCGTGAACACGCGAGCGAGATGGGAGTGCAGTTTACCGAGCGTCTGCTCGTTCGCTGCACCTTTCGCCATCTTTCTCTCCTTACATAAGCGCTCGGAACAGAAGTTCCTCGCCCCCACTAATCGCCACGGTCAGTATCGGAAGTGCGACGCTAGCATACGTGATTACTCGCGTATTAAACTTCTCCACCTTTGTCAGCCGGTCCTTAATTTCGTCGGTCTCGTTTCGAAAATCAGTTCTCAGCTTCTCCGTCTCCCGCTGGTTGCGGTCGAGCGCGGACAGAATGTGCTTCACATCCGCGCTCAACTCGCCCATCAAGGTGAATACGGCTCGCCGGTCGTTCAGGTCGTTTCGATCCATTGCCTGCCTTGCAACCAGTGCCCCGCAGAGTAGTTCCCCCCGTCCGACCACACGTCCAAGAACCTCGGAAATACAGGCCAAGGCCGTGCATCCCAAGTCCATGCGAACAGCATGTCGGGATCGACCATCTTGTCGCCGGTGCGGCTAGATACCGGATTGGTGCCAGAAGTGGCGCTCCAATACTCGGCCAGAGCCTGATAGTACACCTGCTGAATACGGTCGTCACGTTCGCCAGTTGAGTAGTACGGTTCCGTACTCTCCACCGACTTCGGGTCGAGGAACTTGTTGGGCTGATTGGTCCCTTTGTTGATGGCCGCGCAACCAAGCTCGGTGTACGCGATCCGTTTCAATTCGGGGACGTATCCAGTGTCAGTGGACTGCGTTACCCCGTCGATGATGTTGAAGTGACGTTCCCTCCACCACGACTTGTGATCCTTGTCTCGATAGCGCCACTCCAAGATAGGGGTCCGCAGTTGGTTGTCCCGGTCGAACTCGTTGAGGTACTGATAGTCGTACTTCTCGCCGCCCTCGATCTGACCCTTGAGGTAGGTCAAGTCGTAGATGCTCGGCCAGAGTGCATCGTCAATCGCCAGAGGCGAACCCCTCCAGTCAGAGAGCGGAAGGTAGTTGTCGATGCCAACGAAGTCGATGTTGGGGTCTGTCCACAGCGGATCGAGATGAAAGATGCTGTTGGAGCCTCCCGAGGTCTCGTAGTTCCTCGGCATGAACTCCGACCAGTCACAGGCGTAAGTGATCTCGCACTCTTGCCCGAGGATCAGCTTGACTTCCGCAGCAAGCTGCTTCAGTTTAGCCACAGCCGGGAACGAGTGGTCCCCATCTCTGGCCTCAGTCATGCCAATCATTTCGGTCGTGATACAGAACGCATCCACGCCGCCTGCAAGGGCGCACAGGTGTGCGTAGTGCAGAGTGAACCGGCGCAGACCCCATTCGTCAGGTCCGCTGTAGTTCACCGTCTGGCTCACAGAGTTGGGTGTGAAGTCGTCAGGACTGCACGATCCGAAGAAGTGGCCCATCTGAGCGGTGACGGCACTTGTGCCCTGATCGCTGTACAGAGGCCGGATGCGCCCTCGCCACGGATAAGCGCCCTGCGGGCCGCTCTCATCCGGGTCAGGAAGCGCCTGATCGTTCGTGATGTCCATGAGGATGAACGGGTAGAACATGACCTTCAGGCCACGGCTGCGCATGTCTTGGATGCCCTCGATCACGCTCCGGTCAGAAGGCGTGCCGCCGTAGGAGACCTTCGGTGTCCCGAGGTCGAACATCGTGACGTTCGTGCAGTAGAACCACGGCTCGTCAGTGTCCTGCTTGTCAAGCACGAACTCCACGTAGGAGAACGTACCGTCAGCCGGGAAGTCCAAGTTGATCTCAGTCCACGTCTTGGCTGCGACCCACTTCGCCTGCGGCTCGACAAGCCAGCCCCCGCCCGGCCCGCCATTGCGGACTGCTGGGTAGAAGTACCTGCCCACCGGAGACCAGAAGTATCCGCGCCAGCGGTACTGGCCCCACGGGATCGGCCCGCCCGGTCCACCGGAACTGGTGTCCGCGTGGTTCCAAGCTGAGTAGCCTTCTTGATCAATAGTCTGGGTCCCGTAGTCGATTAGAACGATCCCCGCGCCCTGACCTGCGAAGTCACCGGGGTCCACGTAAGGCTGTCCAATGCTGCTGTCAGGATCGACGCTGCTGGCGTACTGCGTGGTCACAGTCGCACCGTTCCGAGAGTTCAACCACTGCACGTAGACAGGATTGTACTCCGCAGGGCTGTCCCAAAAGATGCTTGGCACACCCATCTGCTGACGAGTGAGGCCGTTCACGATGTACGGAAACGGGGTGCTGTTCCCGATGGCGGGAGCCAATTCAGGAGCCACCGCCGACATGATAAGATCGAGTTGTCGGTCTGCGGCGTTGTCGTTGAAGGTTCCGTCAGTGCTGCGCGTCACCACGAGCCGGATGGCACGAGTGTTCGTTGGCACAAAAGTAGGCCCGCCCGTGTACAGCCCGGTAAGAGCGACGCTGTTGACGTTACCGTAGTCCACTTGCGAGATCAGCAGGGTTCCTGCGTTGTCGCCGAAGAAGCGGAGTACGATCTGGATGTCGGTAGAAGTCGATCCCGTGGTGCTCCACGAGTAGATCACTTCCACATTCGTGCTTCCATCCGTGACCCGGTTCAGGACGATGCTTGAGTTCTCAAGCGTGTACAGCGTGGTCGTCGGTACGCCGTTCGCGCCGACAGCCCATGCCCCGATGTCCTGATCGAGTTCGGTGGTGCCGCCTTCCCCACCAGGAGTGAAGAAGGTGAAATGCTCGCCTTTCGGCTTGATGGTGCACTCGCCCAACCGCAGGTCATCTCCGAACCACGAAGTGATGAGGGAGACCCACTTCACCCGAGGGAGGTTCTTCTGAAGGTTGTCCATAGCGCGGGAAAAGTTGGTCTTGCCAGACACAGCCCCGTCCCACTGCGAGTTCTCATCGCGTACGTCGCCCCACTGGTTAGTGAAGCGTGCGGGAGTTGTGCTGTAGGCCCACTCCCCGGTTGAGGGAAGAAGGGCCACGCCCGACAGCAGCGACTTGACTTTGCGCGGCGTCTTCGATCTCAGGATCATGGCCCTGCTCCTTACGTTGTGATACTGGTCACGTCAACGCCGCCGATGACGGTGATGCCGCACTCCAATGTTGCGTCTGCAAGTCCACCCACGATCTCGCAGGTCGTCTGACCCGCCACGAGAGTGAACTTGGTGCCACCGCCGGGGATTGCCCGTGTGACTGCGCCGTTCGGCTGCACGGTGACTGTCGCCTTGACGGAGCCCCCGTTCGAGATCAAGAACTCCACGGTCTGCGAGGGGTTCGTCTGAACGTCCACCCGGATGTCATCGACTTGACACGTCGCAGGGACGGCGGTGCCGATGTACTCCTTCTGACCATCGAAGGTCTGGTAGAAGCCGAAGAACAGTTGCTCGAACTGCTGAAGGCTGACCGACAGCGATGCAAGTGCGCCGTTCACGGCGTCCTCGACGGCCTGAAGAACCGCGTCCTCGATCAAGATGCTGTCCGCGATACGGCCATCGAGTACCTCGTGCAGAGCGTACATGATGTGCTTGCTCAGAAGCGTCAGGTTCTCGCGCGTTGCGTTCCCCGGCTGGGAAAGGTTCACAGGCAACGCCTGCTTGCTCACTGTGCGCCGGAACACGATCTTGTCGCCGTTGACCAGCCCTTGACCGGGCGTCAGGCGCACACGGCTCGAAGTAAGCCAGTCGAAGTCCAGATCGACCGGGATCGCGCCCTTCTTGTAGCAGGTCACATCTCCCTGAGAGGCGTAGCCGAGGGCAAAGTTCAGGTCGAACTCGTCGTCACCCGCGTAGGCGAACTCGTTCACTGATAGGCCCATCAGAGCCTCCTTTCTGTCTATATGTGTGGAAGTCGGGATTTCTCCCGACCTCCAATGGGTTATCGCATGGCTTCCCAAACCTGCTTCATGCCGTACCAGTTCATAAAGAACATGGCCCGTGCGTTCTGCATGTCGTTGTAGTCGCCATCGCCACTCAGCATCCCGGCAATCGAACCGGGAGCTTGCATCAACTTCTGCGTCTGCTCAAACACCGGAGTGTCGAGGTAGGACGTGTACCGCCCATACGGGCTGAAGTTCAGGTCATCGAACCCGAGCATGGTTGTGATAGGATCAACAACCATAGGAGCCACACCAAGAGTTGCGCTGTACGCGACGGCAAGCCGTGCACGATCTGTTGCGCTCATCTCCTGACCCTGTACCGTCTGGCCGAGTGTCAGCACTGCGTAGGCGAAGCCAAGCTGCCAAGTAGCAGCATGCAGGAAGTGCTGGCGACCGCCGATCATCAGGTTGCGAGCCGTCTGCTTCTGCACTGCCGTCAACGCGAACGTCTTGAGCGAGGTCAGTAGCTTACCGATGTCCGAGTTCATCCACACGGAAGTCTCGCCAACGAAGCCACGCTGAACCTGCTGGTGAACCGCGCGGAATACCGCTGCACCGAACTCATTCGCGAGTTCAGCCGCCTGTTCCTCTCCCATGTGAGCAGCCCACTGCGACGGGTTCAGCTTGACATTCCCACCGTTCACTTCGATCACCCCGGAGCGGATCAGGTCCGCAATGTCCGAGATTTGGGAAGGCTCAAGGCCGATGTCCCGAAGCATACGGTTCGTCAGGTTCGTCTCCTGACCAGCAAGTGCCCGCATCACGTTCGTCGTCACAGCAGCGGCGGAAACCATCTGCTGCGCCGCTGTGACATGGATTTGTCCGCTGGCGTAGTTCGTTGCCCGCTCCACACTGTTGAGTGCGGACTGGCCCATCTGCATGTACACGTTATTCGCGAGTTCCGTTTCATCAATCGAGAGATGCGGACGGAACAGCATGTGGTCCTGCCCGACGATGACGCCGAGGCTTTGCAGTTCGTCGTACAGGTTCTTGTACTCAGCTTTGGTCATGGCACCGGGTCTGTTCCAACCCAGCCGAGCCATCACTGGCTCCATGACGTTCTGCACACCGTTCGCCACGAACAGGTTCGCGGTGTCCATAAGCTGCGTCAGACCCGCCCTCTGAAGAAGGCTGGCCCGAGTTGCCTTGGTGAGCATGGAAGTCAACGGGCTGACACCAGCGGTCTCGCGACCCATGATGAAGCCCTTGTGCGCGCCTCCCGTGAACTGGCTGAAGATCGCGTCGAGTTGGCCACGCTCAAGTCCCTGCTCGCGCAACGCGCTCTGCTCGAACATGATGGTGTCCTTCAGGGCTTCAAGGTCTGCTTTGTCACGGATGCCCTTGTTTGCCAACGCAGCAGCGCCAGCCGCGTCTCCAACGTACTTATGAAGGCTTATCTCTATGTCGTCTGACAGTAGATCAACAAGCTTCAAGTTCGTACCGGGGATTGTGGTACGCATGTCCACGTCAGTCCTGCGACGAAGGTAGCCTTTCTTTGCACGTTCCTGAGTGTTCACGTCGAGCCGACGCATGATGCTTTCCACATCCGCACGGCTGAGACCGGACTGTTCCAGAACTGCCTCGATACCGCTGCGGCTGTCGATGTCCAGCAGTCGGCTGTCAGCCGCCCCGACACCAAGCCCGCGATCCGAGAACCGGCGCACGATGGCCTTCGCCAGTCGAGTTGCCAAGTCCGCATCCAGTCCAGAGCCTCGCATGTACCCATCGCGGAACGCGCGGATCATGTTTTCCTCTCCGACCTGCTGGCGAACCCGCAGGAAGTTTCGAGGCTCCCAATCGTACCGGAAATAGCCGGGACGGTGGTCGATGTCTCGTGCACCGCGCACTGAACGATCTTCTTCGAGACCCTTCATCCTGTCGAGGATTTCCATGTGGGTCTTGTCGATGCTGCCGATCAGGTCTTTGAACTCCGGGTCCGCTCTGCCCGTCATGTAGTAGTCGTGCATAGCAAGTCGCAGGTCGCGACTGAACTGCCGATGGCTCTCCACCCGAACAGGGTTCAGGCCCTTCTGACGGAAATACGCCGACCGCTGTTCCACGAGGGCCGCAGCCGAGTGCACCATAGCGGAACCGTGGTACATCTCCTTCATCACGGCGGCAGTTGAGCCACGCCGAACAAGCCCGCTCGCGCTCTCAAGGATTTCTGCTGACACGAAGTTTGCACTTGGAGACTGGCTATGAACAAGGCTTGTGAAGTCCCGCTGACCTAGTGTGAACACTGTGCCAGCAATTTGCCCGAGGTTGACAGTGCGATTGGTGAACGGTATGGTAACTTCGTAGTCTGCTCCTCCAACAAGAGTGCGAACCCACGGGTTCATGGTGTCCTCCTGGTAGAGACGACTGAAGTCGTAGTCCACAGCCCACTCACGGTTCGCCATTGATAGCCGGATCATTCTTTCTGTCGCACCAGCGTCAGCCATGTCCTGAACCCAAGGGTGAACAGGGAGCGGAGTTGCTCCCGCTGCCGCATTGCGGTTGGCGTCGAGGTTCGCGAGTTCGCGGTCCACGTCGATGGCCCTCGGGGAAGTACCCAAGCTGCGGGCACCCACGGAACCGGCGTCGAGGTCGTCTCCCTCGATCACCAGCGGACCACGAGGCACAGGGTTGCTGGCCTGATCCGCCTCGCTGAGCGGGGTCGTGTGCCGGTTTATGGCGCTCTCAGGGTCCATGAGGTCGCGCTGAAGGTCCGTCTCGAACC